TTTTTTTCAAATTGTTTACCAAACGCATTCCTGTATCACATCATACCAGCTAGCGATTCACCACTAACATACAACCTACTATCCTCACTTTCCAAAAAAGACAGTGCATTCATACCACTTGGCCAGTCAGGGTCGTGGGGTTTACCATAGTCATCATACAGTGGTATGCCATGATGATAAGCCCATGCATTGCGCCACTCTGAATCCCACACAAACTCCTTTAACAAGGCCTGGCGACTGATACACCGCCTCAGCAGCTCAACACTCAATCCGGTCTTCTCCATAGACTTCTTCATTTGCTCCTCGCTCTTCGACACATATTTTCCAATATCAAAACCATCCGGCAATGACTCGTACACTTTCTTATATTCATCCATGGTCACTATTTTGGCGCGCACATAATGGTCCATTTGAGCCCTTTGTTTCCAGACAGAGGGTACATTGACACTAGCGAGAAACATACCCCTACACATTTCGTAAGCAAATTGATTCGTCCCCATCGTGTCGACCATTAGGCCCAAGTATTTACTCTGCCAATGCTCCGGGACAAATTCAACCTGCTTGTCACTAAGGGCAAGCCTGTGAAAGTACTCGTTCTCGTGCCTCCAGGGCATGATCTGCCAAACCCCAAAAACTTTTTGCATAACGAAATGCCTTTTTAAAAACACTGGGCCACGCTGAATAATTTTGTGGCCCATATACTTGCCATCGACAACATTTGGGGCTATACGGGTCAAGAACGCACTATGCTTACCATCAGGAAGGAATAACTCAGTTTGATCCGCCTTAAACTCCAGCCCAAAACAGCTCCTCATATATCGCTGGAATGTGCCTAAAGGTACCTCGGGTGTCCTATCACCACATAGGTCGTCAATAAATGCATAGGGAGCACCATAACAAGAGTCATCACCATACTGTCCTGCAGGTAGAAACGCTTCTTTAAATGCCTCTGCTCGGGAAGGGTTATCCCTCTCCAGATCGCGATGTATCATCATGTAAACGCATATCATGCATAATTCCATATATATTGTATCAATCCACGACGTAACTAGCAGACCAGAAAAGATCTGCCCGATTATCATCCTAACCTCTTGGCCTATCCACTTTACCAATTTAACCGCCATTTCATGAGCCCGTTGCAAAAAAAAGGCACGCGCAACCTTATAATCCTTGCTACCATCATCTTTCATCTTAGCCAAAGGCATCAGAAGAATAAGAGAGATCATTGACGCCAAAGCGGATTGATCAAAGTTTATGATGTCGAAAGTAAAATAGAACATATCCAAACGACGCCAACCCATCTTCTGTGCAAAATATCTAGCACCACCTTTCTTCCATTTGTGGGTAATCATACACGACCCCCTCATATAGCTGCCTTTCATGAACTCGGTGTACAACACCTTATCCATCAAGAGATGTATCATGCAGGATATAAATATCAATCTAGTCTTGGTAGTGCTAGCACCCTCCTTTCTAATCTCAGCCTTAACTGCTATCTTCGCCATCAATAACGGGAACCAATTTGGGTCCAACACATGCGTCTCCACACCATAAGTGACACGGTCCACTATCTCCAAGATCTGCTTGATAGCAAACTTACTAGCATCTTTCTGTTTGCAGGTGTTATCAAACACTCCACAGACCTTCTTGATGAACTTATAGCCTTTGAATGGTTCCTTGCTATCAACTCTCGCTCCTAGCCTATCTCCCCCCCCTTGAACAGTGTACTCATACTCGAAAGACTCTTTCTTAACGGGGAAGAACCCAGCACTCTTAGACGGGTCGAAAGTAAGATCCCCCAACGACATTGCATTGATCACAGGTATGGCTTCCATGTCTGGCATTCGCGAGAGCAGAAGGCAATAAGCGCTCGCCA